ATGAAAAAAATGATGATGAAGTTAAAAGAAGCGAAGGCGAAAGCTTTCACACTGGTCGAAATGTTGGTTAGTAAAATTCTTTAAATTCTCCACAAAATTTTGATACATTCAGCCGTAACCTGTACCTTACTAATCAGTGACCGTACCACGCTTGCTTGCATCTCGTAGTCCATTTTGTAAATATCATCTTTTTCCAGGATTCTACGCATATCCTCTTTCTTTTCGTTGTGTTTAAGTGCAGGGTCGTTTTCCAACTCATTTTCCAACCTTGAGCGCATTTCTAGGAATTCAGCCGATTTTCCTTGTAGTTGCTCTAGCGTTATGCGATTGTCAATATAAAGGTCGTTTAACCTGCTTATTTTGCCCGTCAGCTCGTTTATTTGCCTTTTGTAGGCCTTTCGGTCTATCTCGTCTTTCTTCGCCTTAAACAGCCCTTCAAAGCTCTCTTTGTCGACTTGTAGCTTACTTATCTCTTGCAATACATAGGCCTCAAGGTCATCCTTGTAGTAAAAGCCTGAGTCACATTTTTTGTTGCCATTGTAGGTAGTGGCTCCGATTGTTTTTCTAGGGTGTCTTTGGTGGCACTCGTATTTTACAAATCTAGTGCCATCTTTCCTCTTTACACCCATTATGATTTTCAAGGGAGCTAGACAGTATCCGCATTGGCCAATACCTGAAAGCATATACTTTGCCTGGAATGGTCTAGGGTTGACATTTTCTGCTGCAGTCCTTTGCCTAATTTTGAGTTCTTCCTGAGTCTTGTCATAGGCCTCTTTTGTGATGATAGGCTCATGATTGCCTTTGTAGATTTCTCCCAGGTATTGATTATATCCACAGTAGACAGGATTGTCTAAAATCTTCCTGACGGCTCTATAATTCCATGGTATCGGCTTAGGGTATTGCTCGTTGAGGTCATCTCTTAATTTAGTGATTGACCTACCTGATAGATAGCTCTCAAAGATGAATTTGATAGCTAGTGACTGGGCTGGGTTGATGGTCACTGTGCCTGTCTCTTTGTGGTAGTCATAGCCATAGGATGTCTTAGTCCACATCATGGATTTCCCAGCCTTTGCACGACCTAGCTTACCCAGTTGCATTCTTTCCTTGATTTGTTCACGCTCTAGCTGAGCAAACACGGCCAACAGTCCAATCATGGCTTTACCGAATGGAGTAGAAGTGTCAAAGTTTTCTTGAAGGCTTAAGAACTCGATGCCGTTTTTTATAAAGACTTCCTCGATTAAATAGAGCGTATCTTTCTGACTTCGACTTAGTCGGTCTAATTTATAAACCAGGACTGTATCAAATTTCTTTTTTTGAGCATCTTTTATCAGTTGTTCGATTGCTGGACGGTTTGTATTGGATCCTGAAAACCCGCCGTCGGTATATACCTTGTACACGCTCCAGTCTTTAATTTTGCAGTAGGCTTCCAGTTTGTCTTTTTGTTCCTCGATTGAGTATCCTTCCTCTGCCTGGGAAGTGGTAGACACCCTGATATATATTGCCACCTTATTCGTTGTTTTCATTGCTTTTATACCCCCTTTTTGATAAAATGGGTATAGTAAAACGGGCCGTTTAATGCCTTTTACTATACTGCCGCCTCACGCTCAGACTCGCCAAAGTTTGAGAGCGTGGGGCTTTTTTTGTTTACGAATTATGAACGATTACATCCAACGCTCCCATTATTCGCTGAGCGTTTTCGATTGCATCCTTGTACTCTTTTGAAGTGTTTTTTACTGGTTTTCTTATTAGGTCAATGAATACGACTGGTTTATTAAAATCATTTGAGGTCACACGTATGGTCATGTTTAGAATTTTAGAGGACGTCTTTCTTTTTGCGACAACTCCACCTGCGACTGCTCCGATCGGTCCGAACATAGCCCCTGCTATCAGCGCTTGTCCGACACCTCCTGAAACAACCGCTTGATTGTTGATAATCAATTCATAAGAAACTAGATCCTCGAAAGAATACCACCCTGTATCATTTTTATCTTTTTTAATTAAAGATGGTATCAAAGACAAACCGCCTGTCCCAATCGCTAAGGCAGTTTTTCCAACAACTTTAGCAGTTCCACCAACTAGACTAGAGGACCCTTTTGCTTTTTGAGCTCCGTGGATCCGATACGTTCGATTGTTCCTGTCAATTTCAAGTGGACCGATTTTGTCAGTTTTTTTGCTTTGAGCTGGTTTTTTAGTGGGTTGTTCAGGTTGCGGTTGAGGTTGAGCAGTGACAGCATAACCGCAATTAGGACAGAACTTGTATCCCTCTATGGAATTCCCACATTCAGGACAGAATTTCATATTTACCTCCAAATATTTTTTAAGTGACGTTTTGGACTCTTTATCTAAACTTTGTAAATGTCGACGACCTCTCCGATGGTGCGGATATCATCATTCTCTGACAAGTGAATTTCCTCATACCCACTATTTAGACTTTGAAGATACCAGGATCCGTCATAATCTCTTTTCAGTTTCTTGACGAAGTTCTTTCCATTAATTTGAAAGATACCGATTGAGTTGATATCGACTTGACTGGTGACCTTGATAAACAATAGGTCATTATCTTCGATGAGCGGTTCCATGCTATCGCCTGCTACTTTAGCGATTGTGTCATAGTTTTCTGGCACATCTTCAGCTCTGAGTCTAACTTCCATGTGAAGATTATCTTCCTGAAACGTTCCATGGCCTGCTGCAACCAATCCCTCTACATAATCTATAATGTAGTCATCGTTTCTATACTTTTCTAGAACTGTGGTCGCTTTCATGCTGACTTGCTCGTTTAATAAGGTAGTAGCATAGTCGACTACATTTGCTTGTCTATCTTCATCTAGTTGATTAAAGATGGTTAGAATTTCAGGTTCAATGTTATTTACTTTTTGAATACCTAGCAAATATTCAGGTGTCATTCCTAAAGCCCTAGCGAAGTCGTCTGTCTTATTAAGAGGGAACTCCCTTGTCCGATTGAAATATCTAGACATTGTAGATTTAGCAATTCCTACCTGTCTAGCTAATTCGCTCATCGACATTCCTTTTTCATCTATTCGATCCTGAATAAGATTAATTATTTCATTGTTGCTCCTCATTTTTTTGCCCCCTTTTTCTATAGTTACATTATATCATCGTTCCCAAAAATAAACAACAGAAACGCTATAAAATATTTTTTTAATATTTTTTTGAAAAGGGGGTTGACACTTTGGAACGAAAGTAGTAAAATGAATTTGTTCCAATACGGGAACGATGAAAATAAAAAAGGAGGTACGCTATGGAGGTCAATTTAAAACGATTGAAAGCTGAGAGAATTGCCAGTGGCATGACTCAAGATGAAGTAGCAGAAAAAATGGGATGGAATACACGCACCCCATACGCCAAACGTGAGAACGGGATTGTTTCTATTGGTGCAGATGAGTTGGCAAAACTAACCTTGATTTTTGGTCTGCCAATGGAAAAAATCACAATTTTTTTTGCAGACAATGTTCCCGAAGTGGAACGAAACTAGAAAGGAGATTATATGAGACCAAGACGATATCCGTATAGCAGGAAAAGAAACTGCCTTGATAACTCAGCAATAAATTGCAATCGCATCAAGGCAGTTGATATCAAGTTGGATAAATCAAGTCTTACTTTTAAAGAAGACAAGATTATCATACGAGGTCAGTCCATTACTGGTAACAGAACTATTTCAGTCAAAACATCAGAACATGATGTGTTATTGACTGCACGAAAAAACCACCCTGCTACATTCGTCGACGGAATATTTCTTGACGGAGTAGAAAGAGTGGAATTTATCAATCACTTTGAAAATAAAGATTGTGAAGTGTTACTAACTTTTAACGACAGGATAGAAAACAATCCGATTCCTCTGAATAAGGTCAGTCTATTAGAAAAGTTATTTGGTCAGACTTCAAACGGGCAATCCTTACGGGATATAGTTTTGCAAACTCTTGGAGATGGTAGTTAGTGTCTAAACCATCAAAGAAAGAGACATGCATACTAAAGCTTTCTTTACCATCTTTCTTGGCTCTTTCGTACTCTTTGCCAAGGACGATCAAAGAAGCTTCCAACTGATAATCACTCATGACTTTATCTCCTTTCTGCTTACATTATAGCAGAAAGAGAATAAGAAAAAATAGAAAGGAGAAAGAATGGTTGAAAATAAGCGAAGTCAAAAACAATGCTTTTTATCAGTTTCCTCAGTGGTTGCTGGATAAAAAATACAAAGGCTTGAGTTTGAGGGCTAAAGTCATGTATATGCTAGTCTTTGACAGACGTACATTGTCGGTCCAGAATAAATGGCACGACAGAAACGGAGAGGTCTTTGTTTACTTCACTATTGAAGAGTTCATGGATAAGCTATCCTGTAGCCGTCAATCAGTAATAAATGCGAAGAAAGAACTGAGTGACTACGGCTTAATCAGAGAGGACCAACAAGGAGTAAATAGACCTAATCGTATATATATCAACGGAAGTCTAGAAAATAGACTTCAAGAAGTCCAAAAATTAGACGGAATCAAGACTAATAATATCAAGACTAATAATATCAAGACTAATATATCAAGACTAAATGAATCAGATGGTGCTGGTGATAATACTTTATATAGTGTAGAGGACGTACCACCACAAAATGATTTAGGGATTGTTCACGATTGGATTTTTTCAGAGTTTGGACGATATCCTACACCATTTGAAATTGAGGACTTGAAGTCATTCTTGCAAGACCATAGCAAAGAGGTTATCAAGTTAGCAATCAAGGAATGCGTAGGTAATGGCAAGCCATACTTTAAGTATCTTGATAGCATCTTGAGAGACTGGAAACAGAAAGGTCTTACAACAGTCGAGTTGGTCGAGAATAGGCAGAAGCCTAAGCGCTCAAATAGAGGGACAAGACGTCTAACACTAGACGATGACGGCTACAACCCACGATATGGATTTTAGGAGGTGTAAATGAGGTCAGTATCAAGCAAAGAATTGCAGGCACGAGCCTTGCAGATAGAAACCCTTTCTAAACAATGTGACAAGCACCCAGGAGTGTATCTGTGGCGGTCGACAAATCCTTGTACAGACGTCACACAGACATACTGTCCAGAGTGTACCCAGGAAGAAATCGACCGTCAAGCTGGAGAGTTGCTTGCTGAAGCTGAAGCGCAAATCCGAGACACACGATCTTACGCATTGTTTTTGAAAGAGAGCATTATTCCAAAGGACTTGGAAAAAGCTACAATCGGGAATTTTGAAATTCATACAGAACAAGATGCTGCAGCAGTCAATTTTGCTAAACGCATCACGGCTGACTATGTGAAAGAACGATACAGAGGGAATACGATTATCAGTGGACCTCCTGGTGTTGGCAAGAGCCACCTGGCTATCGGGATCGCTAAAGCATTAAACGATAGCTTCCAGAAATTCCAAATGAGAAGGTCGGTGCTATACATTCCCACCGTTGAATTATTCGATAGGATCCAAGAGGCTTTCACATATAAAGACTCGAAGTGGGAACAACGAAAGACCGTTAAATTTCTACAAAACGTCGACTTCCTGATTTTGGACGATTTAGGGAAAGAGTCGAGCGTCGGTCAAGAAATTAAACAAGGTAGTAGTTGGATGCAAAAAATCCTGTATCAAATTCTTGAAAACAGGAGTAATACAATCATCACGACAAATTACGGAAGCAAACATTTAGAGGGACTATATGAAAAAAGTCTTGTCGACAGAATTATGAAAGGAGACATGAAGAGTAATGCCTTTAAATTTAAAGCAGACACAAACTCAAGAAGGACGATTGTCTAGCGAAGTTGTCGAAGTAAGGAAGCAAATGATTGCTGATTTTGAAAGTAAATATTTCAAATTATCAACTTTGCTTAAAGATAGGCTACTGGTCACGACCGATGAGAAATTCACTCATAAGTTGGACGAGATGACCTACTATGCTACAAACGGTAGCGTGTATACATTCGCAAAATAAAAAGTCCTTGACGGCAATCAAGGACACAACAAAATATTTCTAAAAGGATTATAACATGAAAAATAAAAAAGAGCAATGGAAACCACAAATCATCAACATCATGGTTGACGGATCCGTAATCGATGACTTGACAGGGTACGCAATCCCAGCTGGTCATTCATACTACGACATTATCAAGCCATTTTATGAGGGAGCGTAACCATGAAACTATTTACTAAATTTAAACTCAAACACGAAGGCTTTTTCAAGGCAATCAACCTTGACTGGAGAGCAGTCGCAGTCGAACTTATGAACGACCTGATTGAAGAACGAAAAGAAAACCAAATACTTTATCAGCGCATCGCTGACCTTGAAAAACTATTAGAGGTATAGAGAATGAAAGTAAAATACATTATTCCAAAAATTGAAATCGAATGCGAAAGTTTTGAAGAAACTGAATCATCTTTTCACAAATTCCCTAGACATGAATACCTCTTTAAAAACGGATATGGAGCAAGCGTTATTCACAATCCTTATTCTTACGGTTTAGAACTGGCAGTATTGAAATACAATGATAAAACTGAAAGTTGGGATATTAACTACGACACAAATATCACAGATGACGTTGTAGGATATATCAACGGTAAAAAGGGACTAGAAAAACTTTTAAACAAAATTTCACAACTAGAAAAGGGAGATTAACATGACAGAACCAACTTTGGCAAGCCAATTATTTGGAATTATGGCAATCATGACTTGCTTATTTGTTATTTTGCTATTGATTGCAAATAGCGAACAGAAAGCAAAAGCAAAAAAGAAAGTGCAAGAAGAACATGACAAGATGATTGTTGAAGTCTACCAACAAGGGCGAAATCAATTCAACAATATTGCACGTATGAACATTCGTAACTGCGACCGTAAGTTTACTTACGATACTGAAAAACCAGAGGGACTAAGACCTGAACTACTTGCCCTACCATATCCGAAGGGGTGATTGTATGAACCTTTATATCTGGGATTGTGGTTGTTGTGACTGTGGACATGAATTTGAAGTGATTGACAGTTATCCGCCTATCGAGTGTAAAGAGTGCGGAAGTACAGAATTAAGATGCGTATTTATCGGGAGGGAATATGATTAGTAGAGAAATGAACGAAATTGAAATTGAAGTTTTGAACCTGATTGCAAATAAAGGAAGTTTTGAAAAACCTATCTCAGCGCTTGATTTACGAGATGAGGTGGGATTAACTAAACGCACGCTTGAATATGTAATCGAAAGCCTAAGGGTTAACTTTGGACATCCGATTGTGGCTAAGAAGTTTAAACCGAACGGCTACTATCTTCCTAAAAACGAGGAAGAAAGACAGGCAGGTCTGGCACCATACCGACGGCAAATCCTAACCGAGCAAAAGAACTTGTCCATCGTTATGGCAGTTGATTTAGATAAGTATTGGAAGTTAGAGCATGATTGAAGAACTACTTGCAGAAATTGATCAATGGCGCTCTGACTACATACATCTTGGAGTTGAACTCGGAGAAATCATCAACGATCAACAAGATATTATTGTGAAATTACAAAACGAAAACAAACGCTTGAAGCGTGAAAATTGGAACCTTAAGAAGACGAAAGGAAGAAAGAAATGATGGAAAATACAACAAAAATGTTAGCTAAAACAATTTTAATTACACTTGAAAATCAAGATAGATGGGTATCTGAACCTCGTTTTGAAACACTAGATGTCATAAATGATATTCGTAAACGCAATGCACTTACAGAGAAGAAAGTTGATGATGACGGGGATTTTTACGAAGAGTTCAAAGGATATTTGAATGATGAATTAGAAGAAAAACTAAAGATGATTGAGATTTCATTCAAACGTGATTTGGCAGACTATGAGCGTTACAGAATTGAGAAAATCAAAGCAATCACGAAAAACCTAGACATTATTAAACAATTGGCAGAAATCTATTCAGATGAAAAAGAAGAGGAGAAATAAGAAATGACAAACGAACTAACACAGAAACAAATCACATCGAACGTTGCAACACGAATTGAAGCCATGAAAGGCGAAGGCTTGCTAATCGCACCAAATTATAGCGTAAGCAACGCTCTAAGTTCAGCCTACTACGCACTTAAAAATTCAGCGAGTGGGAACTTGCTAGAAAAATGCACACCTGAAAGTGTGTATAATGCCTTGCTTGATATGGTAACACAAGGTCTAAGCCCTGCTAAGACACAATGCTACTTCATTCCTTACGGGAATACGGTCAAATTGAACCGTTCATACTTCGGAACCATGAAGGTCGTTAAACAGTTACCTGAAGTAAAAGACATCTACGCTCAGATTATCTTTGAAGGCGACGAGTTCGAGGCTGAAAACGTGGACGGTCGCTGGAAATTTGTCAGTCACAAGTCAAGCTGGAAGAACCAGGACAATCCAATCGAGGGGGCTTATTGTGTGATTGAAAAAACGGACGGGGAGAAAATCCTCACGATCATGACTAAGAAAGAAATTGATAAGTCCTGGGCGCAATCACGAAACGGAAGCGTCCAGAAGAACTTCCCTCAAGAAATGGCCAAGCGCACTGTCATCAATCGTGCTGCCAAACAATTCTTTAACACATCAGACGACAACGACTTATTTATCGATGCCGTCAATCGAACTACTGAAAATGAGTTTGACAATGAGCGCAACGTGAAAGACATCACTCCAAGCGAACCAGTAGAAACGCTGGACGCTATCATGGGCGAGGTGGTCGAACCTGAAGAAGTGCCAGAAGTTCAGGAACCTGAAAAACCTAAAAAAGCACCTCGCAAGAAAAAAGAGGTCATTGAGCAAGAAGTGACAACCACTGATACAAGCTACCCTGCAGAAGAAATTCCAAACTTTGACGAAGAAACGGGCGAAGTTTTGGAAGAGGTCAGCTTGTTTGAAGGTAACACTATCAATGTGAAGGAGTAGGATCCATGGAAGAACTAACACAAGAGAATTATTACCAGGACACAAGCTACTTGACTAACTCACGCTTTAAACGGTATCAGCAATGCCAAGCGAAGGCTTTTGCCGTGGATAGCGGAGAATGGGTAGAAGAGAGGGACGAGACCCCTCTCCTACTCGGTAACTACGTTCACAGTTACTTTGAAAGTCCAGAAGCGCATCAGCAGTTCATGGACGAAAATGGCGAGAAGCTCCTAGCTAAGACTGGCAAGAATAAAGGAAACCTCAAATCCGACTTTGTGATCGGCGACAAGATGATTGAAAGCCTGAAGGATGATGAAGGCTTCAACCGTTTGTACCATGGCTACTCATCGGACGAAGTTCAAAAAGAATTGATTGTCTACGGCGAAATCGAAGGCGTACCAGTCAAAGGTAAGTTAGACAGTGTCAATCTGAGCCGTGGCTACTTTGTGGATTTAAAGACTATGAAGTCTATCTACTCTGAAGAGTGGAGCGCAGAACTTAAGAAGAAAGTACCCGCTGCAGTCAATAACATTTTGAATTTTGGGTATCACGGACAACTCGGTTTGTATCGAGAACTCTTAAAGCAGATGACTGGTAAGGATTTTAGGCCTTACATTGTAGCGGTCAGCAAGGAAGCAGTGCCAGACCGTGAAATCCTAAAGATTGACGATGAATGGCTTGACGAAGGACTAGAAAAAATCAAGTCTGAAATTGTCGAGGTTTGGGACGTGATCCAAGGAAAACAGAAACCTAAGGAGTGCGGGCATTGTGACTACTGTAGAAGTCATAAGAAATTAGGTACAGTCGTCACTCTGAACGACCTGATTGAAATGTAAATAAATTAAACAAGCCGTGCATTCTTGTAAAACTGCGAACTAGAAAGCGTCAATCGGTCATGTGACCTTGGACGAGCGACTGCCTGTATTTAGCCAAACTCACAACAAAGGCAGTCGCATTTTTTAGAGATATGAGCTTAAAAGCAGGCAATTTTGTAAAAATTTTAAAAAATGGAGAATTCTTTAAAATTGTACAAATCAAAAAAATCTACGGAGACTGTATTGAAACCAGTCACGGACTTTATAACAGAACTACACTTGCAAGTCGATTAGATGGCAGGTGCATTATATCTGGAATTGTGAATTGGGAGGACCAGAATGAATTACCACTTTAGGAGGAATTGATGCCAGATATTAAAATACTTGACGCTTGCTGTGGAAGTCGTATGTTTTGGTTTGATAAAAACGAGAGGCATACAACTTTCATGGATATTAGGCAAGAAACATTTGAGATACATGGCAAAAAGGTCAACGTAGCCCCTGATGTTATCGGTGATTTTCGTGACATGCCTTTTGAAGACAACACATTTAATCTAGTTGTGTTTGATCCACCACATCTAAAATGGGCTGGTCCTAATTCGATAATGAAAGCTCAGTATGGACAGCTGGATAAAGTTACCTGGTCGGAAGATTTGGCCAAGGGGTTTGAAGAATGTATGAGAGTTCTAAAAATTGGAGGCACACTAGTCTTTAAATGGTCTGATTGTCAGATAAATGTAAAGAAATTACTAGAGGTGATACCATTCAAGCCCTTATTTGGTCAGCAAAGAGGTACAACACACTGGCTAACGTTTGTAAAGTTTGAGGAGGACCAGAATGGAGTGGGCGGATTGGGTGGACTGGGAACCTGAAACCAAAACGGACATCAAGACCAAAATTGAAAATGACGGGTACACTTTTCCACACTACGACAAGAAAAACAATGGCGTCAAGTACGTCATTTCTACAATGGACATCAAACGAGACTGTCTAAGGCTTGGGGTTCCATTTGAAGATGTATACCCTTTGCAAACTACACTTTTTTAACAGGAGAAAAACAAATGCTAAATAAAATCGACATACCAGGAACAACAATCACACTCGAAATCGTGGATAAGAATATCACGATTACAAACAAGATTGAATATGATATGCAGATGCATTTCAGAAATACGGACGCAGATACTTCTCTCGATACAAGTGGCGACGTATTCGAGCCTCTCTATTGGCTAGATATCAGGGTAACACCGAAAGTGCCGACAGAGTATCACACGAGCCTTGGAATCAAAAGAGAAAAGCGTCACTTGGCCGAATTACAGAAGTTCTTTGAGTTCATTGAAAACAACAAGCGAAATCTATTCGACCTTTGCGGTATCAAGGGAGAGCTACAATGAAATCTCTGACATTATCGTTAGACATTTCAACTACTGCGACAGGATGGGCCGTATTTCACGGCTCTGACCTTGTTCAGAGTGGTGTCTTAAAGCATAAAAGCAAATCATTCTTTGAGCGTGGGCGTTTCATGGCTAGTGAATTGCGAGCGATTCAATCGAGAGCGCTCCAGAAGTACGACTGCCATTTTGAATCGATTGTGGTCGAGAAGAACTCAGTCATGGGGCCAAATCAACAATCTATGATCAGTATCGGAATTGTGACAGGGATTATTCTTGGACGGTTAGTCGCTGACAATGTTTATTTTGTGAATGTGTCGACCTGGCGCAAGTATTGGAAGTTCAGCTATAAAGACCGAAGTAAAAAGTCAATGAAGTTGCAAGCTGTTGCTAAAGTGTCTGAGAATTTCAATCTGAACGTCAAAGACGATGAGGCAGATGCGATCCTGATTGGCTCGTACTTTGTAAACCATGGCCAAGAATTCGGAGGCCTGGAAAGCCACAAGATAAGTTGAGAGGTAATAGTATGAGTTATACTGTCACATTATATTTTGACAACATAGTAGACGAAACTCACTTCTTCAAAAAAGAAGGAGATGCTATCAAATGCAAGGCTCAGCTTGAGAACGCATATAAGAACAATCAGTCGTATCGAGTCAAGCTCGAAAGGGTGAAATGATGAGTGTAAAGGAAGAATTACTCAAAGGTTACAAACACTCACTGGAGTTAGCGAACCAAAGGATAGCAGAACTATCTGGACCAACAGTCAAATCGTCAGTGCATACTCGTTCAGCAGAGCGTGACTTTCTTAAAAAGAAAGCTAAGTACTATGAAAGTAAGATAAAGGAGTTAGAGTGATGAAAAAACAAGAATTGATTAAACATATTGAGGATTTACCTTACAAAGAGGGCCCTATCGTCGATAAAATTGACATCAGCAGAAAAGGGCTTTTGGAACTAGTGAAGCAACTAGACGAACCCAAAAAAGTCGTAGTACCGCAGTTTGTAGCGGATGTGATTGAAGGTGTAAGAGAAAAAAGCCTGGAACTAGAAGACGCGCTACATTATACTTGGGGCAAAGGAACCAAGGAATTTACAGAATGGTATAAAAAGAAATCCAACAGAGACCTTTTCGCTCGTGCGTTTCTTGACGGCTACGAGGTCGAGGAAGAAAAGCGGTATATCGTGAAGATGAAAGGTTTAAATGAATATAATAACTATCTCAATTATGATTCAATTGATGATGAATGGTATTTCGCTGACGCTGAAAATGGACCCGCCGTAGGAACACACCACACCCGAAAACAATTAGAAGAAACCGGCTTTGGCTGGGTGTTTGATTGTCCAGGGATTGAGATTGAGGAGGTAACAGGATGATTCCAAAATTTAGAGCGTGGGATAAGCGTTTTTCGGAGTTTGTGGAAGATTTTTTCGTAAGCGAAGATGGTAAAATCTACAAAAAATCAACAGATACAGGCTATGGGGTTGCTATATCAAGAGAGACGAGCGACAAAATTGAACTCATGCAGTCAACAGGACTCAAAGACAAAAACGGTAAGGAAATCTTTGAGGGGGATATACTAAAATTCAATGATGAGTGGGCTGAATATTGCTACGAGGGATATGTAGACGGTTCAGTTGAAGGTATTAATTACGTTGAAGTGGTGAGAAGTGAGGCTTGTTTTGAGTTTGGAAAAACTAAATTTCCTGATTCGTCTTTGTTCATTCTCATGGAAGATGAACGTCTTAATTTCAAGGATTTAATTAAAAGTGAAGATTTTGGATTTAAAATCATCGGCAATATCTACGAAAATCCAGAACTTTTGGAGGTTAAGGAATGAGATATTTTAAAATCCTATGTATTGTTTTATTCGCATCCTTACTCGTAGCATGTCACCAGATTTCGAGTGGGACAGTGGTAGATAAGTACATTGATGAACCTCACACAACATTCATACCTATTATGAATGGTAAAAGTTCGGTACTTGTGCCAACCAGAACCAAAAGAAAATATATTCTGGTCGTTTCAGGATATGTAGGTAATAAGCAAGTTGAAGAAACATTTGAAGTGACAGCTGATGAATACAAATACTATAAAATCGGCAATACTTTTATACAGAATGCCGTTTTAGAAAACAAGTAGGGGGATGAATAATGAAACCTGAAAAAATTGACAACGTAAACAAACCAAGCCATTATCAAGGTCGGTACGGTATGGAGTCTATCGATGCTTTAAGGAATTTCATGACAGATGAACAAATGAAAGGCTTCTACTTAGGAAATAGCTTGAAGTATTTACTACGCCATCAAAATAAAAACGGTCTTGAAGACCTGAAGAAAGCACGCAAGAACCTTGATTGGTTGATCGAGGAAATGGAGAGAAAAAATGAGACCTAAAAAATATCCGTATTCAGGGAGCAAAATAAATAAAGTGACTACAACAGGAATAGGAGCTCGAGAGCTTGTAGTTTTTCCTAACGTAGCTTTTAAAAAAAGCTTGCTCAAGCACATTTTCTCAGTTGTCAAACAACATGACAACTCTACAATCATTTACTTCAGAATTCCCAAAGCATTCGGATACGAGGAGGAAAGAGCAAAAGTATATCTAAGCTATGAAAAGACGATGAGGATACTCAATAGCTACTAAAATAAAAAAAGCCAAGACACTCTCTGCCTCGACAACGTTTTCAATAATATTATTATATCATAAAGGAGATAGAGAGTGAAGGCAAAAGAGCTTTTGAGCGAGTTGCAGAACCTCGACATGGATATCCAGAGCAGAATAGACGAAATCAACGAACTTGAAGCTGGTCTGCTCTCAAGTCCTAAGTGGTCCGAGGTTAAGGTTAAAGGGGGGCAACCAAGAAAGATTGACGACGTGTATGCTCAACTCATAACCATGAAGGGGGAAATCGAGAAAGACACGAATGTCATAATCAATCGAAAAATAGAACTCGGGCGCATGATCAATAAATTGGCCAATCCTAAACATCGGGCAATCTTGAGGATGACTTACATCAATAAGATGTATGTAGATGATATCTGCGACAGTCTGGGTGGCATCAGCTCACCTACTTACTATAGACTAAAAAAGCAAGCGATGAAAGAGCTTGATGGGATTCTTAGCGAATTGATAGTAAATGATAGTAACTGTACAGGCATGAAGTTTTAAAACTGATAAAATGGTAGTATCAAATGCTGCGGCAGATGATACTCCTTTATGAAAATTGAGGCTACGGCCTCTCTAGATGACGAGAAGGGTTCTGACACTCTCTTCTATTTGTTGCTCCCTTTGAGAAGTGTCCTTGGTTCAATTCCAGGCGTCGTCATAAAGGCTACAAAAAAAATAAATAAGAAAAGGTAAGAATATACTATTGGTTCTGATAGAGGTAAGTAGTCGCCTCTCGTCAAGTCACTCATCGAGTGGCTTTTTTGATTTTTCGAATGGAGGTGATGGAAAATTGAATGAATTAACGATAAAACAAAAGAGATTTGCAGATGAGTACATCATCTCAGGCAATGCGACTGAATCTTATAAGAAAGCGGGTTATCGCGCTTCTAGTGATAGAGTGGCAGGTGTTGAAGGGCACAAGTTACTAAAGAATCCTAAGATTAAAACCTATATAGATGAACGACTGAAACAGCTTGATTCTGAAAAGATTGCAGATCAGCAAGAGGTCTTAGGTTATCTAACTTCAGTAATGCGAGGAGAGACTCAAGAACAGACCCTCTGCAGTATTGGTGAACTTGGCCAACAAGTTATCGATATCGATGTCGGAGCTAAAGATAGAATTAAAGCTGCTGAACTTTTAGGAAAACGTCACAGGCTTTGGACTGATAAAGTAGAGGCGGACGTTTCTGGAACGGTGGTGTTTGCGAATGAGTCAGACATACCAGATTAAACAGAATGATATTGTCGTAGACTTACCGAAGATGGTAGGAGCTGGATATGGTCAGTTTTGGCGCTCGAGAAATCTTTATCGAGTTGTAAAGGGCTCCCGTGGTTCGAAGAAGTCGAAGACGACTGCTTTGAACTATGTTACCCGAATTTTGAAATATCCCTGGGCGAATTTACTTGTTATTCGTAGATACTCAAACACGAACAAGCAATCGACTTACACGGATTTCAAGTGGGCAGCTAACCAACTGAAAGTCGCTCATAAGTTTAAATTCAATGAGTCGTTGCCTGAAATAACAGTCAAAGAGACAGGGCAGAAGATTCTCTTTCGTGGTTTAGATGATGAACTTAAAATCACATCTATCACGGTCGATGTCGGCATTCTTTGCTGGGCATGGTTCGAGGAAGCGTATCAAATCGAGACTGAAGACAAGTTCAGTACAGTAGTCGAGTCTATTCGTGGTAGCTTAGACGTGCCTGATTTCTTTAAACAAATCACGGTCACGTTCAACCCGTGGAACGAAAGGCATTGGCTCAAACGTGTCTTTTTTGACGAAGAAACGCGACGGTCTGACACACTTTCGATGACGACTACCTATCGATGCAACGAGTGGCTGGACGAAGTCGATATCAAGCGTTATGAGGACCTATATCACACAAATCCAAGGCGTGCGAGAATTGTTTGCGACGGCGAGTGGGGTGTGGCTGAAGGTTTAATCTACAACAACGTGACTGTCAAAGATTTTGACAAAGATGAGCTTCTTCAAAACCCTGATAACAAATTATGTATCGGTCTTGACTTTGGTTTTACTCACGATCCAACTGCTTTGTGTTGCTCTCTTATAAACGATACGACAAAAGAGATACACATCTTTGACGAAGCGTATAAGGTTGGTCTGATAACTAAAGAGGTTGCTAAGATGATAAAGGACAAAGGGTATCATCGTTCTACAATCATCGCAGATAGCGCAGAGTCTCGACTGATTGAAGAATTAAGGTCAGAACACGGTATATCTAGAATCAAAGAGAGTAGGAAAGGTAAGGATAGTATTATGGCTGGCGTATCCAAATTGCAAGGATACGCTATTTATGTGCATCCGAGTTGTGAACATATCATGGATGAATTTTACAGTTATTGTTACCAACGAGACAAAGAAGGTAATTGGTTGAACAAGCCAGAAGATAAGAACAATCACTTGATGGACGCGCTACGATATAGCCTTCAATGCATCGAAGGAGTTAAAGCAACTGTCCGCAGACGTTCGGATTTCGGCTTATAGAAAGGAATTAAATGTATCAGATTTTAACTTATCCACGAGAGGGATATGACGAAACAGCTTTAAACAAGGAATTGATTTACAAGCTGATTCAAAAGCACACACAAGAGCGCAGTCGCTTGCGTGATTTGAAGAAATATTATATGGGCGAGCATGCTATTTTGGAGCATGAGCGACGAAACAAGAACGCTCCGAACTTCAAAACGGTAGCAAATCACGCAAAGGACATTTCGGACACCGCCACAGGTTACTTCATGGGCAACGCTATTAAGTACAACAACACTGCTGAAGGCGATATCGAGTCCTTGCTTGTAGCATTTGATGGTGCTGAAATTGACCAAGTGGACACTCAGAATGCTTTGAACATGTCTATCTACGGACGTGCTTACGAGTACATCTATGCAAAAGAGGGACTGACTGAACTTGATTCAACTAGCGTAGACCCTGAGAATGTATTCCTGGTTTATGACGACAGTATCGAACGCAAAATTCTTTTCGCGGTTTACTACTACGAAATCAAGGATGATACGAAGGATGCAACTAAGTATCAAGCAGAGGTCTTTACTCAAAACTTGCACTATCACATTGTGCTGCGGGATTCAAGCGCAGGAACAACACAAGATGAGCAAGTAGAACCGCATAATCTTGGTCAGGTCCCAATTATCGAATATCGAAACAATCACTTTGCGATTGGTGATTACGAGCAACAAATCAGCTTGATTGATGCTTACAATTCGTTAATGGGTAATCGTGTCAATGACAAAGAACAAGCAGTCGAGTCTATTCTCGTTTTGTACGGTGCGCAGTTAGCTGACAACCTGGAAGATGCCAGAGAAGCAATGAGCATCCTTGCTGAAGAAGGACTTTTGGAGTTGCCAACAGATGCCAAGGCTGACTTCTTAAAAAATGCTTTGGACGAGAACGCTACTGAAATTTTGCGTAAGGCTTTGAAGGAAGACATCTACACATTCAGTCATGTGCCAAACTTGACAGATGAGAACTTCGCAGGTAATAGTTCAGGGGTAAAATAGTTGCCCTCCTCAAAGGTAACTTTGAGGTAATAAATCGGGTTAAAATTGGAAGGCGCAAAACAGTAATAACCTAGATATTTATATTCTATTATGGTATAATTAGAGTATAAACATCTAGGAGAATACAAATGATAAAAGATAAAATGCACAAACATCTAAACCAAGTTTATTACTCTATGTTAGCAAGATGCTATGATGAAAAACATTGGGCTTATAAATGGTATGGAAAACGTGGGATAGGTGTTTCTGATGAATTTAGTGATGTAGCTAAGTTCAGAAGTTGGGCAATGCAAAACGGAGTAGAGTTCGGTTTGCAATTAGATAGGATAGATAATGATAAAGACTACTCACCGAGTAATTGTAGGTGGGTTCCTGAACATACAAATAAACGTAATCGTTCTGATAACGTTAAGTATAAAGGATATATCTTGAGAGACTATCTAAAAAAATTATCTGAAGAAAACAACATTTCTTTTTCAACTCTTGTCTACAGATATTATCGTTCAATAAAACGAGATGATTTAGTTGTTGACGATGATACAATTGATGATATTTTATTGAATTATAAAAAATATGATTTAAGACAATTTTCAAAAGGTGTAGATATGTCTGACAAGACAATTGTTAGAGATGAAAAAGGAAGGATTGTAACATATTACTGAAGCTAATCAATTACCACTGCTGGTAGAAATACCAGTAAGGTTTAACGACTAGATAGAGTAAGCTAAGTAAGAAACGGTACATAGTATCGTTTTTTTATATGCAGAAATATCCACGAAATCCGACACCCTATTGGGGTGAAGAGATAGTCTGAACTTACGGGAAACCGTAAGAAGTAGAGGATAAAGAGCCTCTACGGTAACAACATTGAGCTATGGAATTCAAGCTACTAGGTCTTGAAATGATTACGAAGACCAAGGAAGCAAATTACAAACGTGGTATTCGTCAACGTATTGCTATCTTTGCTCATTATCTTGGCATGCAACAGATTGCACTTGAAGCACATTCAATCGTGCCACAGTTTAGCCGTGGATTGCCTAAGAACTTGCTTGAATTGTCACAGGTTATCAATAATCTCGAAGGCAAAGTGTCACTTCGTCAACTTATTTCTCTCTTGCCATTCGTTGAAGATCCTGACGCTGAATTGGAAGAACTCGAGGAAGAGAAAGAAAAGAATATGGAGCGTGTGCCATTTTTTAATCAGTCGAACACGAAGCCGGACGAAGAGGTGACGGATGAAGAACCAAGACTATTGGACCCAGAGGAAGGCTAATCTCATCTATGAGCAGATGGATAAGGCCGAGAAGCAAGCAGACAAGTTTGATGATATCTACAGGCAATCTAAAACTTATTTAGACAAGCAAATCAACAAAATCTTTGACAAGTTTCAACGTGATTATGGTTTGAGTGGGCGCGATGCTCGTCATGTCTTGAAAAACATGAAAGACCAGAAGGACCTGAACGAACTTCGTAAGGTGCTTGAAGCTAGACCAAATGATCCAAATATTCAACGATTGCTTGCTGATTTGGACAGTCCAGCTTATGCTTATCGCATGAAGCGTTTAGAACGTCTTAACGACGACCTAGACCGTATGCGTGAGTCTATCTATCATTCTGAGAAGAAAGGCTCAGATGCTTTTTATAGCGACTTGATGAAAGATAGCTACTACAAGGCGACCTTTGACTTGCAGCAGCAGACAGGACTTGCTTATAGCTTCTCCGATCTTCCTGAAACAGAAATCAAACGTCTGCAAGGTCTAAAATGGACAGGAGAAGCCTATTCGGACAGAATATGGTCAAATACTGGGGCGCTTGCTTCAAGCGTGAAAGACGAGCTCCTAGTGAGCCTTATGACTGGCCGAAGCGTAAGAGATACATCTCAAGCAATCGCTGAACGATTTGAAGTTGGTCAGAACAAAGCTAGGCGCTTGATTCGGACGGAATCAGCGTTCTTCCATAATCAAATGGAACTGCTCAGCTATGAAGATGCCGAGATCACAAAGTACAAATTTGTAGCGGTCTTAGACAAGCGCACGTCTCACATTTGCCAAGAGCATGACAACAAGGTCTATGATACGGGCAAAGCTGTTCCTGGTGTGAACTATCCGCCTTTGCATCCGTGGTGTAGATCTACGACTATCGCACACGATGACGATATCGATTACAGCAAGCTCGAGCGCAGGGCTAGAAATCCTGAAACAGGAAAGGTCGAGTACGTGCCTGCCGATATGAGTTATAACGAGTGGTATAGCAAGTATGTGGCTGATAAGGACGTTGTTAAGATTGACTTTTCTAAACTTACCTCAGAAGAAATCAACAATCTTGACTTTGATGATCTTATGAAATATTATGAGTGGGTCGAAGAGCAAGAGAAGCTAAAAGCGAAACAAAAAGAATTACAGGTAGAAGCAGAGAGAAAACTTTTAGAAGAACGAGAAAGCAAAGTTCCTAAAACTCGTCGGGACTTAGTCTCACGTATAGAAGAGAAACTTCGGACGACGAATTTTGTGGATGCGTTTGGCGAACAACATACTCAAGGTTTATTGAGAGAATTGCGTTTCTTCCCAAATGATGATTTTGTAAATTCTGTCTATGGTTCAGTAGATAAATTATCATTTGCTAGAATAAGAGAAATGGAATCTCATGTAAGTGCTACAAAAGTCTATCTTTCAAAAAGTGATTTTGTTTATAATAAAAACCTTAACCAAAAAGCGTATTCGATAGTTTTGCACGAGTTAACGCACGGTGTTGATAATATTGCGAGTTATTTCGGAGCTCCAGAGTTAGGAGCGAAAGCCTTTAGTAGTCAGTATGACTTGTACAAAGTCATAAAAGATGATTTAGATAATTATATTTTTGGAGATATAAAACTCAAAAGAGGGGCTTCAACAGAAGAGCAGATAGCATTCTTCAAGCTTCGTCAAGCTAAAGTAAGAGATTTCAAATCGGAATTATATGAACTGGCAAAGAAACTAAATCCAGATATACTACCTGAAGGAAATGCAGAAGTCACATCTCTAGCCTCTGATATGATGAGTTCTTTCAGAGGTGCTGAATACGGAAGTCAAGTCTTCGGACATGAGGATAGTTATTGGAAAGATAAATCTAATCGAGGAATGGAGTTTCTTGCAGAATATACTCAAGCACAAATGACGCCTGAAATAAAAGCATTTTATGACAAAGTTTTCCCAAATTCTGTTAAAATATACAACAAGATATTTGAAGATATTTCAAAATTGAAATTAGAAAATAAAAAGCCAATTGTTTGGTAGGAGGGATATAGAATGTTTTTCTGGAAAAACGAAGAAATTTATAAACAATTCAAAGAAATTGGAGAGCGATACAGAAATCATTTTGGAGAAGATTTTCCGGTATACCTCATAATTCCTTTTGAGGTGACCGAGGAAGTTCTTTTAAATTATAATTCAGTCGTAGATTCGTGCATTAAGAAAAATGAAGCGTTTGAAAAACCGATTGATTATGATGATAGAAAATATTAAGCACCTAGAGAAATCTAAGTGCTTTTTTCGTGCTCAGAAAGGAGAGACGTATGTTTATTTGGGAATGGGTGCTAATAGCACTAGGTTGGTTAGTATTCTTGATGGTTGTAGCGTTTTGTTTAGCGCTCACAAGAAGCCTAATCGAAGAGTTCAGCAAAAGAAAGTAGGTGATCCGACATCTTGACTGGCAGGAATAGACTGCTGCTTAATATCGTTACTTAACCGTGTCGAATTCGATGCGGTTTTTATATTGTCCGAGCATTGATGACATTAAAAGCCATGGAATTACACAGTCGGGGACGACTTTAAAAATAGGAGGTTCGTAATGAACGAAGAAACACAAACAGTCGAAACGGTTGAGGAACAAGTGGTGCCTGCAGAACCTACTATCGAAACCCAACCGCAAGACGAGAAGAAGTACACAGATGCAGACGTTGATGAAATCATCAATAAGAAATTTGCTAAGTGGAAATCAGAGCAAGAAGCTAAAGAAAACGAAGCCAAGAAACTTGCCAAGATGAACGCTGACGAAAAACAGAAATATCAGTTAGACCAGCGTGAACAAGAACTGGCCAATCGTGAACAAGCTATTGCTCGTAAAGAATTGACCGCAGAAGCTAAGGCAATGTTGAGCGAACGTGGCTTACCAATTGAATTAGTGGGCGTGATTGATTTAACAAGTGCTGAAACAGTGACTGACTCTGTCGCAAGCATTCAGAAATCGTGGGAAGAAGCAGTTCAGAAAGGAATTGCTGAGCGTACAAAAGGCGGAGCACCTATTAAGACTGCGCCACAACAATCAACAGAGCTTACCAAAGCTCAATTTTACAGAATGAGCCATGCAGAGAAGGCGAATTTGAAACAAACAAACCCTGAACTGTATGATTCATTTTTGGATTAATTAAAAGGAGAATTTAAAAAATGGCACAAACTAAAATTGCAAATCTTGTAAATCCTCAAGTAATGGGGGACATGGTAGCAGCTAAGCTACCTAAAAAACTACGTGTGGCACCATTCGCCACAATTGACCGTACCTTGGTAGGCGTACCTGGTAACACTATCACGGTTCCATCTTACACATATATCGGTGATGCTGAAGATGTAAACGAAGGAGTAGAGGCTGGTGTAGTTACTCTTGGTACTTCTACTAAGACTGCTACAATCAAAAAAGCAATGAAGGCAGTAGAATTGACCGACGAGGCAGTTCTTTCAGGTTACGGAGATCCAGTAGGAAACGCTGAGAACCAGCTTGCGCTTGCAGTTGCATCTAAAATCGACAATGATGCTTTGGATGCTCTTTTGGCAACAAACACACGTAAATACGACTCTAAAACTAAAGCAATCAGCTATGACGTTATCGTGGATGCTATTGACTTGTTTGAAGAAGAAGTTAATACTGAAAAAGTAATGTTTGTCAACCCTAAACAAGTCACAACTCTTCGTAAAGACCCTAACTTCATCTCAGCTGATAAATATCCAGCTAACGTAATCATGACTGGGGAAATTGGTACAATCGCTAACACTCGCATCGTTCCAACTAAAAAAGTTAAACTTGATACAACAAGCGCATTTTACACTTGCCCTATTATCAAGTTGACACACGATGACGAAACTGAACAGGACACTGCAGCATTGACTGTTTACCTCAAACGTGACCCAAACGTCGAAGTAGACCGTAAGTCTTTGAAACGTACTACTGAAATCTCAATCGACGAGTTCTACACAGTGGCTGTTTCAGACGACTCTAAAGTAGTATTAGCGGATATTAAGAAATAATGAAAGTTAAAGCTATACAATCCTTTAATGATTGGGAAGCTGGGATTAGACGTCAAGAAAATGAAGTCTTTGAAATTACGGACGAGCGCTTTGAGGCGCTTGAAAATAATCTAAAGGTTAGTTTTAGTGCGTCTATTTCAGAAGTCCTTGAAATCATTGAAGATGAAATCGTGCAAGGAGACAAGAAGACTCCTTTAGATTAGGAGGCCTTATGGATCTTGAAAAACTAAAAACACTAATTGGCGAGAGCGACGAGGCTGTCCTCTCGCTTTTGCTTTTAAGAGCTGAAAATATTATCTTATCTGAAACTAACCGAGACAAACTTACACCTGCCCTTAAACGGTTAGTGCCCGAGGTTGTTATTGAGCTCCACAATCGCTCTGGAAGCGAAGGAGAGCAATCTAGGAGCGAGGGTGGTATATCTGTTACCTACTCTGATAACGGGTTGTCTACGGGCGTTTTACAGCGTGTACGCATGCATAGGTTAGCAAGGGTGGCAGGTCATGTTTTTGAAAAAGAATAGACTGAAACCTTACCCTCTCAGAAAGTTTGAAAAGACTGTATCAGATGAGGGCGTTCTTAAAGAAGGGTATGCGAGTAATGTTGCTGAAATAATGCTTGAATTGTGGCCAGCTAGTAGCCAGCTACAATCTGAAATCTACGGTGACCGTGTCAATGATATCTTGAACGCAAATGCGAACAAGAATGCAGATATCAATGTCAAAGACGGGGTCTGTATCGATAGCAAGACAGAGGTCACGCATCGGGTTATTTCAAAAAAAGTATACAGTCAACATCAAGTCTTGGAGTTAGAACGTGTCAGAGCTTCTAGGGGCAGATAGATTAATCGCTAAATGCCGTAAATTATACGGCGCAAAAGCGACCGATATTACTGGACAAGCAGTCTTGCATGCTTCTAAGACCATCGTTCAGGCAGATGCTAAACTGAGAGCGCCAGCGAATGAGGGCGAGCTAAGAAACAGTATTAAAGTAAGGGTTAAAGTTGAGGGCGACCGAGTTTTTGGAGAGGTTTTTACAAACCTTGACCACGCTACTTATGTCGAGCTTGGAACTGGACCAAAAGGTCAGGCTAGTCACGCTGGGATTTCTCCAGACGTGAACGTGTCCTATCGTTCTAGTCCATGGTACGTTCATGAAGACCAGATTGACGTAGGGAAGTATCACTTCCAAAAAATGGGCGAGTTCTACAAAATGTATGGTCAACCAGCGCAACCTTACTTGTACCCCGCTTTGAAGGACAATCACGACCGTATATCAAACAACATTTCAAAATACGTTAGTAGAAAGATTAGAGAACAGATAAGATGATAAATATTAAGCCAGTTATTTATAAAGAATTGCAGAAGGTCGCAGATAATGTGACCGACACTTATCCAAGCGATTGGGAGCATTTCCCAGTCGTTATTTTTTTGGAAGAACAGAACAAGCCAGGCGATTGGTTCGACGATAAGGAACAAAAAACATCAATTCGCTATAAGGTTGATATCTTTGATAATGATAGCACTAGCAACCTCGCAGTCAAAATCAATGAGATTTTTGCCTCATTAGGCTTGCGTAGAATTGAAAGTCAAGACATCCCTGACCCCTCTCATTTGAGGCATAAATTGATGAGATTTGAAGGCATTGTCGACCTAGATTCGCAATTGGTTTATCAATATAGAATGGAGAATTAATACATGTTAGCAAACGGAATTACGCTAGCTTATGGAACAGCTAAAGGAACTTACACAAAACTTGCAGGACTTAAGGAAGTACCTGAATTCGGTGTTGAACCTGAAAAGGTAGAAAATACCACCCTTGAAGATAAGGTTAAAAAATATGAATTCGGTATTGGTGATGCTGGAGAACTTGAATACAAATTCGCTTATAAGAACGACGGAGAGAATGCTCCTTACCGTGTTTTGCGTAAAGCAGCAGACGACAAGACTAAACTTTTCTTTAAGCAAGCATATCCAGACGGTACCGAGGTCCAATTTGAAGGCCAAGTGTCTGTCAAACTTGGCGGTGGTGGTGTGAACTCTGTTATTGAGTTTACTCTTAAGATCGCATTGCAATCTGAACTTGAATTTAAAGACGGAATTGGAGGTTAATTAAATGGCTCTACCATATACGACATGGAAGGTCAGTGAGGATAAAGAGTTAAAACTCCGACTCACTTCCTTGCAAGGAACTAAAGTTGAAGAAAAAATCGGAGCTAACTTGTTAAAGGTGTTTATGCCTGAAGACGGAGAAGAGTTCCCACTGCCACCTCTCAAGGTCATGTTACTTTTGACCCACGGTGCGCTTCAAAAATTTGAACACGGGATCTCATTCGAAGATACATCTGACCTTTACGACGAGTATGTCGATAATGGTGGAGACCAGGCAGCGTTCATGGCAGATGTTATCTTGCCATTACTCCAAGTTTCGGGTTTTATGCCACGGGAGAAACCAAGCAAGAAGAAAGCTCCCAAGAAAACCAAACTGGAAGTAGTCGAGTAGAACAGACTACGGTCAATTCTATAACTGAAATGGTTGAGAGGCTTTACCCTATGTTTTTAGACATCGGGGGGGAGCCTCTCATTTTTTGGGATTTGACGGTACTTGAAATCAGAGACCTGATTGAAAGTTACAACCGTGTCAGGATCCAAAAACAAAAAGATAAAATTATTGAGTCGTACAGGCTTTCGCAAATGATTGCTAATAACGTTTCTTTGTTACTCTCGAAAGATGCCAAACCGCTTGAGGTTTGGGACTATGCCCCTGAATTATTCCAGGAAGAGAGAGAGCAAGTCGAAAAAGCGAGATTGGCTCAAGAGTTGAAATTGCACCAGGAACGCATGCGCTTATTTGCTGAAAGTCACAACAGGAAATTTAAGACGAAAGGAGAATAAATGGGAGTTACTCTTGATGAGCTCAAGGTTATGATTGATGCTGAAATTGCGCCTTTCAAGAAGAAAATGAAAGAAGTTGAGAACCAGGTCAAAGATGCATCTGGTAAGGTGCAAGAGTCAACCAACAAAATTAAGGCACAGTCTGGCTCAATGTTAGGCGTTTTTGGTAAATTAGCTAAATTCGCTGGTTTTGCTTATCTTGGAAAGAAGTTGCTTGACGTTGGTATGTATTCGACACAGATGGCTCTTGAGGTTACAGCTTCAGTCAACCAAATCAAACGCCAAATGGGCGAGAGCTCGCAAACATTCTTAAAATGGGTTAACGATAACGCAAACGCCATGAATATGAGCGCAGGAGAAGCCACAAACTATGGCGCAGTCTATTCCAACCTGTTTTCAGGGTTTATTAAAGATTCAGGGAAACTGAGCGCCTATACTGCTAAAATGTTACAAACATCTGCAGTTGTAGCTGAAGGTTCAGGACGTAGCATTACCGATGTTATGGAGCGGATTCGTTCAGGTCTACTTGGAAACACAGAAGCGATTGAGGATTTAGGGATTAACGTAAACGTGGCCATGATCCAATCCACAGAAGCCTTTAGACGTTTTGCGAATGGTCAAAGCTGGGACCAGCTTGATTACCAAACTCAACAACAAATCCGTTTAATGGCTATTTTGGAACAAGCCACGGCTAAGTATGGCACAACCTTATCACAATCAGTAAACGGGCGCATTAGCTTGTTTAAATCATTACTGAAAGATGCTGCACTTAACGTAGGGAACGCATTCCTACCAATAGTGAACGCAGTCATGCCAGTCTTAAACTCATTTGCTATGGTTTTAAAAAATGTTACTGGCAAATTAGCAGAGTTTATCGCTTTAATGTTTAACAAGAAAGCGACAGTAAAAGACGGTGGTGTAGCTGGAGCAGTCAATGACATGAACGGCTCGCTACAAGATGCAGCGGGTGGCGCAGGCGACCTTGCAGATGCTATGGACGATGCAGACGGTGCTTCCGGTGGTCTAGCTGATAACCTTGACGACACAGCCAAGTCAGCAAAGAAAGCCGTTAAAGAGTTGTTAGGTTTAATGGGGTTTGACGAGATTAACCTCTTAAACAAAAAGGACGACTCTGACGACGGAGGTGGCGCCGGCAAAGGAAAAGGCGGTGGCGGTGGAGGCAAAGGCAAGAAAGGCAAAGGGGGCGGTGGCGCACCTTTCAAAGACATCTTGCCTGAAGTTGCTTTGACCGATATGGACAACCAATTCAAGAGCATTTTTGACGGTTTAGGAAACAAGCTGAAAGGACTATCTGACCTCTTTAGCAAAGGTTTCACTGCTGCATTCAGAGCTGAGGGGCTAGAACGTATTACAAACGCTATCAGTCGTATCAGAAAGACCATGGAAGAAATCGCTACTGACCCACGGGTAGTCAATGCCTTTAATGTTATGACCGAGAAGGTAGTATACTCTCTAGGACAGATTACAGGCTCTCTGGCAACGATTGGAGTGGGTATTGGTGTTTTCCTTGCCGAAAGTATAGCGAATGGTCTAGAACGCCAAAAAGAGCGTATTATTCGTTCCCTAGTGGCTCAATTTGAGAATACTGGCGATATGTTTGCATCAGCTGGAAATATCGCTCAAGCGTTCGCAAACGGCTTCTATGATGTAATCACATCCGATGGAGCTATTCGTATTGGAAGTTCAATTGTATCTGCCGTTCTAGCAATTCAATCTAGCATTGTAGAGATTGGTTTCAAACTCGGTGGCGACATTATGAAAGGTATCGAGCGAATCGTTACGGATAACATGCCTGGCATTGCTGAAATTTTCTCAAACACTTTGTCTGACATAGCTCCAATTTTTGAAAGTGCTGAACAAGCAATCAATGACATGTCTGATTCAATCAGTAGCTTGTATGATAATTATATTAGACCATCTATAGAATCATCAACAAAGGCTATTTCTAAGTTAGTTGACACAATTGTTGGCGGATGGAATACTTATATCCAACCAGTTGTCAAGAAGTTTGGTCAAGGTTTTTCTGACACGATTAGTAAACATATTTCTCCATTTATCCAAAAGGTGCTGGATATGATAGCTAGCTTCCAAGAAATGTCACGAGTTATCAATGAATATTTAGCACCAGTTATCAGCTTTATTGTTGACTTACTGATTAGAATCCTCGCTCCTGCCATTGAGTACATAGTAGAAGTTTTTCGTGTATTATTTAATGTTGCTGCAGATATTTTGGGAGGTGTAGCAGACTTCCTCAAAGGTGTGTTTGATATTATCACAGGTATCCTTACCGGTGATATAAGCAAAATCTTCGACGGCTTCACCGAAACGGGCGATGCCATCATGAACATCTTGTCTACAATCTTAACTGGATTATTAGATTTAACAGTAGCAGTCTTGAAGTTTATTTGGGATACTGTTGTGGCAATCTTCCAAGGAATTTGGGACGGTATCGTGGCTATTTTCTCTCCGATCGCAGAATGGTTCGCTGGTGTGTTCCAAGCTGCATGGGATGGAATTGTTGCCATCTTCACGGATTTAGGAACCTGGTTTGGTGAGCGCTGGACTGAAGTGACTACTGCACTTTCAAATGTCGGCACCTGGTTCACAGATATGTTCCAAAACGGTTGGGACGGACTTACTAATATCTTCACTGGTTTAGGCACATGGTTTGGCGAAAGATGGAACGACGTCACGAATGCTCTATCGAAAGTTTCTACTTGGTTTGGAGACACGTTCACAAAAGCGTATAACGCAGTCAAAGACGCATTTAGTAACATTGGAAGTTTCTTCAGTGGCGTTTGGGAAACGGTTAAAAACATCTTCGTAGATGCCGGTCAAAAGGTCGGTAGCGCAGTAGGTGGAGCATTCAAGAGTGCAGTCAATGGTGTTTTAGGGACAATCGAGAATGTTGTCAATGGTTTCATTGGTATGATCAATGGCGTTATTGGCATGATTAACAAAATCCCTGGAGTATCTCTAGGAAGTATTGGATATGTCAGCCTTCCTCGTTTGGCTCGTGGTGGTATCGTTGACAGTCCTACTGTAGCCATGATTGGTGAGGCTGGTAAAGAGGTTGTCATGCCACTTGAGAACACTGGATTCTTACAAACCATGGGTCGTATCGTAGGTGGTGCCGTTGTCAATGCCTTGGGTGGTGGTTTACCACAATCTGGAGGATTTAGTGGCGATGGCGACATCGTCATTCAAATCGGCGGACACGAATTTGGTCGTGTGGCCATTCAAGAAATCAATCGAGAACAAGAACGTGCAGGACAAGTCTTGCTTAACATTTAAAGGGAGGTAAAATGGCACGCTTAATCATTAACGGGGTGGCTGTTAAGCCTCCCAAATCTTTTCAAGTTGGTATCCAGGACATCGACGGAGAAACAGGGCGTAATGCTAACGGAGACATGGTGCGTGACCGTATCACGGTTAAACGTAAACTAGATTGTGAGTGGGGCATGCTGACTCAAGGAGAAATGAGTCAGCTTTTAAATGCCGTATCGCCTGAATTCTTCCAAGTGTCTTTTCCTGACCCTATGTTGGGTCAAACAACTAAAACATTTTATGTTGGCGACAGAACAGCTCCAAGCTATTCATTTACTGAACAATTCAAACCATGGTCAGGCGCTAAGTTCAATCTGATAGAAAGGTAGGTTAGAGCATGGATATATTCAGACGACAGAAATTCAATGAAGCTATGTTTGCCAAAAACCGTACCCTCGCTATCAGAGTTGGTGCTTACCAATCTAGCGACATCAAAGAGGCTAGTTTTGAGTATGGTTATATCAAGGGCGATACTTATAAACCTGGTGGAACGTGTGCGGGAAGTGGTAAGATTACATTCACAAGTATTATCACTACATTCAATAAGTTAGATAAGATTTATCCTGAAATTGGTCTTTTGGTCGATGGAACCTATGAATGGGTCAAAATGGGTGAATACTTCATCAACGATATTGAAATCGACCGTAATCGAAACACGACCACGCTAGAGCTCATGGATGGGATGTTCAAGCTAAACCATGAGTATGTCACAGATTTGACGTTCCCGGCAGAAATCAGACAAGTAGTCAAAGAAATCTGTTTGAAAGCTGGCGTAGAATTAGCAAATGAAAACATGGATATCACATCCATGAACTATGCAATCGAGACGAAACCCAAAGAGAAGAAAATGACATTCAGAGATGTTTTGAGTCTAGCCACTCAAATGCTCGGAATGTCTTGTTTTTTTAATAGGGAGGGTAAACTTGAAATCAAAGAGTTGACCGACTCAGGTATCGTGATTACCGCAGATAATTATTTCTTACACGGTTTAACTAGAAGCGAAATCGAGTATCAGATTGCAGGTATCACTTGTAAGAAAGATAAAGAAGGGCTGACTGTCGGAACTCGTACCGGTCGTTCACTTGAGATTGAAAATCCGTTCATGACTCAATCGATTTTGGATAATCTTTATCACAAAATCAAGGACATTCGATACTATCCGTTCAACTTAAACTTTCAAGGTCATCTTCTACTTGATGTTGGTCAGTGGGTAACCATCAAAACCAACAAGGGGGAAACGTTTAAATCCCCTGTGTTGAGTCAATCTTTCACTTTCAAAGGTGGACTCCGTAGCCGTATTAGCGCTGATAGTAAGGCTGGGAATGATGCGCAGTATTCATACGCTGGTACCATTACTAAGAAAATCGAGCAATTCAGCGAGTTTGAGAAACAACTTCAAAACCAAATTGAAGAAGCAGATAGAGGTTTTGATGCCAAGGTTGACCAAGTAAAACAAGATTTTAGCGACCAGGTCAAGCTCATTGAGGCCAAAGCCGAAGAAAACAAGCGTGCGCTATCCGATGAAATCGACAATCGATTCTCAGGGTTCGATAGCAGCATGAACGAGAAACTCGAAGACCAACGAACCAAAATCGAAGAGATTCGTGCTATTGGTTCAACAGTTAGTCGGACGGCAGAAGAAGCTTTAGAAGAAGCTAGAAACGCTCTTGAATCTGCTAAAACATCAAAAGGTTTGTCTGACTCAAACTTTGCTAAAATCGAGCAGATAACAGACCGAATCAAAACACTTGTGACTAAACAAGAGGTTGACCCTCTGACAGATAGGTTGAGAATTGCTGAAAATAGAATCGAAGTTCAAGCTGACCAAATTACCGAGAAATTATCTCGTATTGATTTTGACAGATTGGCCAATGACAGAGGTTTTCAAAATGCGACTCAAGTCCAGAACATCGTCAAGAATTCTGTTGACGGATTTCAAAGGACCATCTCACGCATTGAAACCAAGTTAAGAGATGTTATTCGTAATGATAACCTCTTGCAGAATTCGTCCATCATCACTTCTGGAGATGGATTTGAAGGGACTTGGAGATTAAACCAATCTGGTGGTAACGGTAGAACCGAGGTTATTGATTTAAGAGATGCACCGCACTCTGCAATCAAAAAAGGTATTCGTGTCGTTAATAATACGAACGGTTGGAATAAAGATATTGTACAAAGTATTAACTTAATTGTTGGCGAGAAATATACAATGTCTTGCTGGGCTAGAGTTATCACACCAAGCGTTAATCTCTTAATGCGTTCATGGACTACTAACGATAATAATCGTAGTATGAATAAACCAATTACGAATACTGATTGGGTTCGATATCAATTTACGTTCACAGCTGACGCGGTCTATAATAAAATCCAATTTGGTCAAAACGGTAGCGGTAGTATTGAATTGTGTGGGATGAAGATTGAACATTCTGACCGCATGACAGACTACGATGTTAACACTTCTGAAATTGTCAGTGTTGTAGAATTTAACGATGTGCGAGATACTGTATCATCACATACTCAAACACTACAAAGACAAGACCAAGCTATTTCTCAGGTTATTCAAACTGCTGACGGTCTGGTCAGTCGTGTATCTAATTTCTTAGATGATTTCAACCTGGTATATGATCCGACGAACTTCAGCAAATGGGCCAAGAAACAATCTGAAGCTAATGTTATCGAAGTTCAAGCTGGAACTAAGTTACTACGAATTACGAATACTGGTAAGACTCAAGCAGTTTATCACGGATTCGCATTACCACTTAACACCTCAACCTTTACCAAAGGCGAAAAGCTCAGCTATCGCATGGAAGTATGGGTGGATGTGTTACCAGATGCACCTCTAGGAATTGAGCTATGGGCTTCTGACGGTGGACTTGCATCTGATAGAGTCTATCTCACAAAAACAGGAACTCAAATCATCACAGGTACGATGACCGTCCAGAAATCATCTACTAAAACAAGAGAATTCCCTCTCGAAATTTGGTTGATGAAGAACGGGCAAGTCGCAATTGGACAAGTATCTCTTATCCGTGGGGACAAACCGCCTAAAAAATTCAGCGACAACACATCTACACAGGATGTTGTCACACAAACTCAAGTATCACAGCTACGTGACTCGTACGCTATCCAAACCCTTACTGGACCTGGAGCGATATCTTCTCAAATCAATCTGAATAGCAATAACATTCTGATTGAAGCTGCTAAAATTCGTCTAAAAGGTAGAACACTTCTAGATGAAATCACAGCTATCGATGGTTACTTTAAGCGTTTATTCGTAGGTGATGCCACAGTTGGTACATTGAATGCTGATATTATTCGCTCGAATTCGATTTCAGCAGACAAATTGATTTTCGACACAGCACTAGCGAAAAAGCTTGTGTCCAGTGATGTGTTTACGGACACTTTAGCTGCTAAAACAGCCTTTATCAACAAGTTGAGATCAGTAGTAGTCTCTGCTACCTTACTTGAAGGTTACAAAGGTAAAATCGGAGGATTCCAAATTGGTACACACGATAAAGACCCAAATAGTTATTGGCTAACTGGTCAAAATCATTTCAATGTTGGAATGGGTAGTGGTTCTGGTAAATGGGGGCAAACTGCCCTTTGGGTCAACTGGGGGAACAACTGGGAAAGTTCTGGTAATTCAGCATGGTTCGTGAAGAATAACGGAAAAATGTATTGTTACAATCAAGCTGAATTTTGGAACACACCTGTTATTCACGGAAATCTTAAAGTAAGCGGAAATATTTATTACATTACAGATCAAGATACTGGTGTAGGTGGTTATTGGATTCACTCACCGTCCTATAAGCGTATCGAGGAGAAAGCTGGATATGCTTATTTATATCGATTTGACGATTCATATTCATGGTTTACATTGAACAAAGATGTCTCTGACCGCAGATATAAGACAAACATTCAAGATAGTCCAGTATCAGCTATTGATGTGATTGAAAACCTAAAAACGTACAGCTATCGTAAAGAATACGATGACAAGGTTGAAGATATTTCGTGTGGTATCATGGCGCAAGATGTACAGAAGTACGCTCCTGAAGCATTTTTGGAAAATCCAGATGGCGCTTATTCTTATAACACATTCGCACTTGTGCCTTATCTCATCAAGGCTATTCAAGAACTTAACCAAAAAGTAGAAAGGTTGGAAACAACATGAACGAACAAGACAAGCAGATTAGCAGTCTGACAATTAAATCATTAAGCGAACGAGTCGGCAACGAAGCAACTCAGTCAGCTACGCTAGAAGCTCTATACACAGTTACAGCTATGGAGCTCGAACAAATCAAAAACATCATCAATTCAAATGAAGAACTGAAAGCAAAATTTGAACAAGTGAAAGGACAAATGACAAATGGCAATTAACAACTACACACTCGCGACTAAACCTTATACTCGTGGCTTCGGAGACAAAACTACAACCGTTGTAGAAATCCGTTTGCAAGAAGGCAATCGCTACAGCACCAACCAACGGGAACTCGTTGGAGACCGCACTCAAGACAATGAAGAAACGCTTATTCAAGCAGTTTTGGATGTGGTGAAATCTGAGTTAGATCCAGGAAGTGCAATCGTTAAGGCTCAACAAGAATTGGAAACAACTAAGACCAAGCAAGATGAGTTGCAGAAGCTTATCAAAGCTCAACAAGAAGCTAATACAATCACTCAACGCATGATTAAGGTTATCGTTGTCAATTCGGTTATGAGTGAAAATATCACTTACGGAACAGTCTACAAAGACCTTGTAAGTCTCTTGCCAGCAATGAAAGTTGGTGAAACATATTTTGAGGGTGACTTGGTAACAATCACAGACCCAGAATATGTTGAGAAAAATGGTGAAGGTAATAACGTTATCGTTCAAATGAACCGCGAATTCGCATATACTGGTCAAACTATCCAAGAACTCGAAGGTGATCTATCACGAAATGGAGTGTTAGCAGTATGGCGCTGGGTGGCACCAAAAGCTGACCATATCTAAGAGGTAGCTTATGCAAGATTTAGCATTCCATGAATTATTAGAGCACCTCAAAAACCTATCATACAGTCCTTACATTCATTTCTTTTTTTGGTTGATGGTTTTAGATATCGTGACAGGATACATCAAAGCATTTAAGACTAAGCGATTTGATAGCAAGGTTGGAACAATGGGATTGATTAGACATTTCATTGTTTTCGTTGTTATCTTGCTTGTAGCTATGTATGCCCGTTCACTTGGCTTTCGTAGTTTTGGGATTGCTTGGACAATGTTTTTCTCATTCAATTACTTATTTTCAGTGATTGAGAATTGGGAAATGATAGGACTAGCATTCCCTGAGTTCCTGAAACCTTACATTAATCAAATCAAAAAGGACAACGCTCGTAAGATAGGGCAGTTATTGGTCAACATTGACCAAAAAGACAAAGTAGAAATCGAAGTTAAGGAGAAAGACGATGCAACAAATCAATGAAATTTTAATTAATGGAGCAATTAGCATTCTAGTTATCTTGGTAGGTATCGCAGTTAAGGCTGTTAAAGAATATCTTGTTCAAAAAGGCGGAGAAAAGACAATCAAGATTGTTGAAATCTTGGCTAAGAATGCAGTAAACGCAGTAGAACAAGTATCTGCAGAAACTGGATATAAAGGTGAGGAAAAGCTGGAACAGGCACGTATTAAAATCCGTGCTGAGCTTAACAAATACAACATCCACATGACTGATAGCGACCTCGATACATTCGTTGAGTCAGCGGTTAAGCAGATGAATGATGCTTGGTCTGAAAAATAAATCAGAGAACCCCAAAGGGTTCTCTTTCTTTTTTGAAGAAAGGAGGTAGCGCTTGAAGAAGGTTATTGAGAAAAAATTAACCATTTCAGCTAACAATCGAGATGTAGATAGGCTTTATCAAGAATTTTACAGTAAAGATAAAAGCATCGCTGAATTCAAGTTCACACTTGACGAGTTGACCGCTACTAAGGTAATCTGCTTATTCTATTTCAAAAGGACTAAGCGATACCAGGAAGTTGATGCGGTTATCGAAGATAACTCGTTCACGGTTCGATTTGATACATCATTGATCATGACAGATGAGTCCGTGATTGGTTATATTTACTTCGAGAAGGTAGAGCAGTCAGCAGACGTATATAGCTTTATATTTAATGTTCATGTAAGCGAGATTGACAAAGCAGTCAAACAACCACTTATTGAACGTGAATCAGGGCGAATTGTTAACGTCACTGATATTGTGACCAAGCAAGAATTGGATGAACTTTTTGCCAAAATCAAAGCGCAAGGTGGAACGTATGACGATAGCAATATTCGTACTGAATTAAGCCATATTTCAGACGATGTTGAAGCGCTGAAGACAAAGGCAGATAAAGATACCATCTATGACGACAAGCCCCTTGTAGAGCGTGTAGTGGCTTTAGAGAATAAGCCTAACATCGATACAAGTCAGTTTGCTACCAAGGAAGAGCTGCAGACTATCGCTCTGACTCCTGGTCCAAAAGGAGATAAAGGAGAACCAGGACCGATTGGTCCTAAAGGAGAAACTGGCGAACGTGGGCCAAGAGGAGCAGATGGGGAGGGTGGTCCTCAAGGAGACACTGGACCAAGAGGGGCAGACGGTTTACAAGGCCCTCAAGGATTGCAAGGTATTCAAGGGGAACGTGGGCGAGATGGAGAGCCAGGACCTCGTGGAGAACGAGGGGAACAAGGACCCGCTGGTTTACCTGGATCTATCGGACCTCAAGGTCCTATTGGACTTACTGGTCCTAAAGGCGAAAATGGTCGTGATGGTGTGGGAATCCCTCAGAGATTGAGCATCAACGGGAACATTGTAACATTATCCGATGGTGGTGGGAGTATTATCTTACCAGCTAATGCAGCATCAAACACAGGTGGACAAGTCAATCAGTATGAAATCCATGGCCAAGGCATGCCTAATGGTAAGGTTGTTGCACCAGTCGGAACGACATACGTTGATACGGCTGTAACGAATGGCGCTCTTAAATGGATAAAACGCTCTGGCACTAACAATCAAGGCTGGGAGGTTCTCACTGGTGATACTGGTTGGCGCGCTTTGAATATCCAGTCTAAACTTGGAAATTCATTTCTTAAAGTCCGTAGAAAGAACGATACAGTCATGTATCAATTCGGCGGTTTATCTTGGGGTTGGTTCGGTGTCGTTCGTCGAGGTGGGGCTGGTTATAGTCCGCAAGGTAGCGATAAAGAGAGAAACTGCTATATTTTGGGATTGAATGGAGTTCCTCAAGGTTTTCGTTCGGAGTCTAGTTTGATTGGCGGAATTTATAACGATAAGGGAACCCCGTATGGCACATGGTACCTTGGTGGGCCAGGCGACAGTAATATGTTGAGATTCCAATTCACTGACCCAGTTCCGACCGATAGGGACATCGTGGATATTCGGGTAAGTTCAATCTCTTACTTAACAAGTGAACCGTGGCCGACAACATTACCATAATTTGAAAGGAAAATAAAAATGGAAATTGATACAAGCAGATACAGAGAAGGGCTTCCTCAAATCGGATATGCTCCATATCGTCAGATTCACGCTCATTCGACAGGCAATAAAAACTCAACGGCTCAAAATGAAGCAGATTACCACATGCGCAGACCTGTAGAGTCGGGCTTTTTCTCTCACGTTGTAGGAAACGGTCGAGTCATGCAAGTAGGACCAACTAACAACGGCTCTTATGACGTTGGTGGTGGCTGGAATGCTGAGAGTTATGCAGCAGTCGAGCTAATTGAAAGCCATTCGACCAAAGAGGAATTTATGGAAGATTACCGTCTGTACATCGAATTGTTGCGTAATTTAGCAGATGAAGCTGGCTTACCAAAAACTCTTGATACAGACGCATTAGAAGGTATTAAGTCGCATGAATACTGTACAAATAACCAACCTAATAATTTTAGTGATCACGTAGACCCTTATCCATATTTAGCTAGTTGGGGAATTAGTAGAAGCCAATTCAAGCATGATATTGAAAACGGATTGACGGTTGAAAAAGGCTGGAAACAAAACGCAACAGGCTATTGGTATGTCCGAGAAGATGGCTCTTATCCAAAAGAGAAGTTTGAAAAAATCGATGGAACCTGGTATTATTTTGACGGTTCAGGATACATGTTGGCAGAACAGTGGAAGAAGCACAAAGATGGTAAGTGGTACTGGTTCGATAACTCTGGGCATATGGCCACAGGTTGGAAGAAAATTGCTGAGAAGTGGTACTATTTTAACGAAGAAGGCGCTATGCAGACAGGCTGGGTTAAATATAAGGACACTTGGTACTATCTTGATGCTAAAGACGGTAACATGGTATCAAACGCATTTATCCAATCAGCCGACAAGAAAGGCTGGTACTACCTAAAATCTGACGGAACACTAGCGGACAAGCTAGAATTTACCGTAGAGCCAAACGGGCTCATTACTACTAAATAA